AACCTATAGTGACCAAGTACGTCCTGGCCGCGTTCTTCCTCCTCGTCATGCCGACGCCCGTACTGGCGGAAGATCTGACCTTTCAGGTGCAACCGCAGCATGAAATCGTCGGAGCCTGGTCGGACTCCGCGAAGATGACTGGGTCATTCATCCCAATGGAGACGATAGCCTTCTATTTCGACTCGGAGAAGGCGATGCTTACGATTCATCGCGACGGCCGCGTGGAGTGGACTGGCGATCAGTCCGGCGCCGTACGGGCCTTCTGGCGACTCGTGGAGGAGATTGGCGGGCGGGAGTTCTTCCAGTGTAGGTCGGCTACTGGCCCTGCGCCGAACGCGATCGCGACGCCATGAGGACGCTCCTGCTCTCAGTGGCCCTTGTATTCCTGGCTACTATCCCACTTACATTTGCCGCGAGCAGGGTCCCGGAGGACGCTGGCTAATACTATGGCGCTCGACGAGAACGCGAGGGCGAGGAACGTCGTAGGGTCGGTACAGGAGTACCTCGACGACGCGCTCGCCGACGTCCTCACGAGCTCGGAGGCGCTCAACAGCTCGCAGCCCGTGATAGACTACGGCGGGGGGATACCGTTCAAGGATGACGGCCTCGGGCAGTGGATACAGGTTCGGATGATCGCCCCGGTCCGCCCCGAGGCCCTCAGCGGCCCCCGTGCCCCCCGGGGGAAGCTAGGGCAGGAGGTACGGTGGCTCCTCAACGTCAACTGCTTCGTCCGCCCCACCCTCCTCTCGCCGTTCTCGAACCTCGGTATATGGGGGGTCCGGGACCTCACGCTCGGTCCGCTAATGCCCGGTACGCGGATCGTCGTAAAGGACTATACTGGGGACCTGGGGACGATAGGCTACCTGGTCGTAGAGTCGATCATGGAGGACAGGGCGGTGCAGGACCCGCTGAGGACGGAGCTGCTCCAGCACAACCTGGTCTTGCTCCTTCGGTGGACCGAGACCTGGGCGGCGTAAGATTGACCCCGAACATCAGCACGAAGGAGGTCTAGCGTTATGAGCCAGTTTCAGAGCTACTACATCAAGGTGGGGCGGCTCCGCCTCTACTCGGGGAACACGCCCCCGTACTGGTTCGAGGTCCCGTTCCGGGGCGCCGTCACCGGCCCCGTGGACCGCGCCCGCGCCGGTGAGACGCTCGTCCTGAACCGGGGCCGGTTCGACGCCGACTCCCACTACGTCTCCCCGCCGGACGATCCGCTCCTGAACCCCCTGCCCTTCTCCTGCAACTTCAGGCTCGCGAACACCGAGCCGAACTACTCGAAGATCCTCACGCTGATCCGACCCCCCGGCGGGGCGACGACGAAGAACATCGGCGGGAGGGCGTGGACGAGCACGAAGTCGACGACGCAGATCCGGAACGCGGACCCGCTCGGGCAGGTCCTGGCGACGACGCCGCCCTTCTCGGACTCGGAGAAGCACTGCGTCAACGTCGAGGTGCTCTGGACGGACCCGCAGCTCTTGCAGGACCGCGGGTTCCAGTGGGGGGAGGTCTACTTCCCACCCGACCGGCAGGTCACGGAGGGCGTGGACGTCGTGACCGTCGACCTCTCCGGTGAGATCTACGGCGCGATCACGCCGATCACGGCCTTCACGGCTGGCACGGAGTCCTAGAGGAGGACTGGCAGGGAGAGCGGGGTCGTCCGGGCCCCGCCCTCCGTAACCACTAGCCGACCCCGAGAGGGGGTCCAGGAGATTGACCATGGCATTCAAAGAAGTCAACATCGAGGATCTCGGCGAGGAGAGGGAGGCGTTCACCGCATGGGGCTGGGTGACGCTCAAGGTGCAGCGGGGGGACGACATCATCGGGGTGAAGGTCAAGATCACCTCCGTGCCGCAGGAGACGATCGACGACCTCCGGAAGCGCATGCCGAAGCCGCCGGGCCGCACCGTCATGCTCGACCCGTCGATGCCCGAGGCGCAGGCCCTGGGGGTGACGACCCGGCAGAAGGCGATCATCCCGGACTACAACGACCAGGTCTACCTCGACGCGACGGAGGCGTACAACCTCACCTTCCGGCGCGAGGTCGTCGGGCGCGGGGTGGCGAGCAAGCTCAAGCTCAAGGACGGGACGCCCGCGACGACACCGGAGCAGCTCTACAGGGCGCTCGAGGAGAACGGCGTCTCGGGGATTCACTTCGCGGAGATCGCGCAGCAGATCCTCAACCTCACGCAGTGGACGGACGACGAGCGCGTAAATTTTTTGAAGCCCGCCTCGGGGCAGACAGCCCAGAAATAACGAACACCGTCACCGAGCGGTACTTCTTTCTGGATATGTGCATAGCGTGGGGCATCCCGCCCTCGGTGATGGAGCGGCTCGAGGACCGGGCGGAGATCTGGGCGCACTGGAAGTACCGGAACATCCGGGAGTCGCAGCTTCGGGCGCGGGCGGATATGGAGGCGAAGGCCGCGAGGGGAGGACGCTGATGCGAGACGTCGGGGGGTCCGTCCCTAGGGGTCGGGGGGAGAAGTCGACCCACATGCCCTGTGTGGACGTGTGGCGGGGGGATTCCTAGGCCGTGCCGAGTACCCCCGGCGAGGCCCGCGCCCTCCTCGAGCTCGACGTCGAGATGTTCAACGCCTCCATGAAGGAGTACGTCGAGACGTTCCGGAAGAACGCGGAGTTCGAGGTCCAGAACCTCGCGCTCGAGCTCCTCGGGAAGATCGAGCGGCGGACGCCTACGGTGACGCACCGGCTCCAGAACTCCTTCCACGTCATCATGCCAGGGGAGACCGACTCCTATCAGTTCGAGGACGCGGAGGGGCACTCATTCGACGGGGTACTCCACGACCACCCGCATGCGGAGCTCAGCGACGAGGTCATCGAGGCCGTCGTCGGGTCGAGCGGAACGGCGGTGCCCTACAACATCATCATCGAGGCGGGGCACTCGGCGAAGGCGCCGCACGGGATGATGGCGATCTCCTTCGCCGAGATGGCCGGGCGGCTCGAGGCGGCGATCGCGAAGGAAATGGGGAAGGGCTTCTAGCGTGGACCTCACCGGCTACCTCAGGCTCGTAGATGTCAACTTTATGGCCCAGCTTAATAAGGCGAAGGCTGCCACTGCGGATTTCGGGAATCAAGTAAAGCAGTCCGCAGCACACATAGCAACTGGGTTTGCTGGCGGGTCCGATAAGGTAGCAGATGCGACATCGAAGCTCATGCAGTTTCGGAATACACTCGCCGGGGCGAGCGTCGCCGTCGGGATACTCGCGACGGGCTTTACGGCGCTAGGCATAGCGATGGTAAAGTCATTCGCGGATCAGGAGCAGGCGTTCTCGGGGATTCTCAAGACGGTAGAGGCGACGGACGAGCAGTTCGAGCAGCTCCGGGATAATCTCACTACATTGAGCAATAGGATACCGGTGAAGTTCGAGGACCTCGCGAAGATCGGGGAGCTCGCGGGGCAGCTCGGGGTGCAGGGCGTCTCTAATCTCACGAAGTTCATCGAGACCATCGCCAGGGTCACCGAATCGACGAATCTCTCGACGGAGGCGGCGGCGATAGGATTCGCGCGGATCGCGTCGATCATGCAAGAGCCGATCGCGAACGTCGACAGGATGGCGGCGGTCGTCGTTCATCTCGGGAATAAGTTCGAGGCGACAGAGTCGGAGATCGTCAACTTCGCGACGCGGATCGCCGCGACCGGGAAGATCGCCGGGATGACGACCGGCGAGGTCTTCGCGCTCGCTACGGCGTTTACATCCGTCGGAGTACAGGCGGAGGCGGGCGGGACGGCGATCAATAAGATGATCACGGAGATGGCCACTGCAGTCTCGACGAATTCGGATAAGCTCCTGGTCTTCGCGAAGCTCGCCGAGGAGACGCCGGGGGGGTTCCAGAAGCTTTTCAGGACGGAACCGGCAGAGGCGTTCAAGAAGGTCCTCGAGGGACTCGGACGGGAAGGCGAAGGCGCGTTCGGGATGCTCGAGGCCATAACTGGATTGGAGGCCCGCTTCGTCCGGGCGATGCTCTCGGAGGCTCAGGCGGGGGGGATGCTGAGCCGGGCACTCGTCCTTCAGAATCAAGCCTGGAAGGATAACCTCGCGCATATCATAGAGTCGGAGAAGAAGTTCGGGACTCTCACGGCGCACTTTCGGATACTTCAGAATAACATCGAGAACTTCGCCGCCTCGCTCGGGGCGACGCTCGCCCCCGCCCTTCGGCTCTTCAGTCAGATCGGGACGGCGATAGTTCAGGGGTTTCAAGGTCTCCCGGAATTAGTGAAGACCTTTATAGCTCTCACGATAGCAGCGGTGGCCCTCACGCTCGCCTTCACGGCGCTCCTCACGACGATAGCATTCATCGCGATCGCCATCAAGGCCATCGGGATTTCACTTACAGTACTCGCGATAGGGTTTGGGGTCACGACCGGGGCTCTCGTAATTCTCGGCGGCGCGGTTCTGTTAGCGGTGAAGTATTTCGGCCTCTTCTCAGAGACGTCGAATCAGCTCGAAGAGAGGCTCCGGGGGCAGAAGGGTGCGATCGCGGAGAATGCGTCGAGCTGGAAGGGCTGGTGGCAGGCGTTCAAGGATACGATGAACGGGGCAGGGGTGGCAATGAGCAAGCTCTACGATGCAATTACGATATTTTTCCCCGACGTCCTCCTCGGGATGCTCTCCTGGGCCGAGGAGTTCGTCCCTGGATGGGATAAGATCTGGAAAGCTCTAAAGACGGTCGTTAGCTTTGAACTCGATCTCATCAAGACGAAGTTCGAATTCTTGTGGCAGGCTCTCCTCAGCACCCCCGGCCTCGGACAGTTCATCGCCATGATCCAGCTATTTCACAGTCTCGGGGCGGCGAACCGCGTCGAGACGGAGAAGACCGCCTCGGCGACGAAGGACTGGATCGCTGCCATGGAAGTGGCAAATGCGGAGTTCCCGAAGCAGAGGGCGCAGCTCGGGAGCAGCGTCCTGAGCATGGAGGAGTACGAGAGAGCTATCCGGAAGATCGAGCTGGCGATGCAGCGTCAGTCGGATGCGGTGAAGATAAACGCGACAGTCCTCAAGGTCCAGCGTGAGACTGAAAAAGAAATTCTAAAGACCGAGGAGATAGTCTTTAGGGAGCGAGAGCGGGCGGCGAGTGACGAACTCGACGAGAAGCTGAAGACGATCGGCGCGACCCGCTCGGGATTGGAGCAGGAGCTCGGTCTGACGCGGGACGGGACGAAGGCGCTCTCTGAGAAGATCGCCCTCATGAGTCGCGGTGCCGGGAAGCTCAGGGAGGATGGACAGAAGGAACTCGTCCAAAATCAGCAGCTCTTCAAGGATCGGTCGAAGAAGATCGACGAGATCACGAAGAAGATTGAGGACGCTAATACAGATAGGATCTTAGCGGAGCAGGGCTATAGTTTCGAGGTAACGAAGATCTGGAGAGATCGAGAAGAATTGAAGCTAAAAGATCTCTTCGCGAGTGCTAAAGTTAACGAAGAGAATGATAGGCTGGCGATTGAATCGGCACGGATGTTGTTCGACGTTAAAGAAGATCAGAGTGATCGCCTAAAAGAACTCTACGAATCGGATACCGAGACCTTCATACGTGAAACAAAGAAGAAGGGGAATTATGCAGCGGCACAACTCGAAGAATCACTCAAGGCAGTTGGAACTAGCGAAGAAGAAATACTGAGGAGAGTTTCAAAAGAACTCAGTTTGATAGATGTAAAAATTCTCGAATTCCTACGCAAGGGACTTCGTGAATCGCGAGCTGAAGTTAGTGGACTCCGAGAAGCGATGGGGCTTGAGCAATGGACTCTTGACTATCAGAAGCTGACGCTCGCGCAGGCAAAGTTTTCTACATCCTACAAGGACCTCCTGCCGTGGCAGCGGGACTACATAGACATCCTCGCGGAGTCGCGGGCGGAGCAGGAGAAGAACAAGCTCCTCACGGAGCAGCAGACGGTCGCGAATAACGCCCTCATGGTCGGGCTCGGTCGGCTCGTCGGGGTGGAGGACGCGCGCTACGCGCAGGACATCAAGCGGAGGGAGGCGCGGCTCAAGTCGGTCCTCGACACGCTCACGACGGAGAACGACGCGGCGCAGCAGTCGGCGATTCTCACGTCGCAGATCCAGCAGCAGGCGATCATCAGGGCCTCGAAGACGTGGGAGGGATTCGGCGACGCCGCGGCAGGGGCCTTCGCCTTCGCCGGGGCGAAGGCGCGGGAGTACGTCGCGTCGCAGGACACGGTATGGCAGGGCTTCGCGAAGATGCTCGTGACGACCTTCGACGGCATCCAGCGGACGCTCTCCGACGTCTTCTTCGACTACTTCACGACGGGGACGTTCGACCTCCAGAAGGCGTGGACGAGCATGCTCAACTCGATGCTCCGGGCGCTCTCGGACTTCCTGGCGCAGCAGGCGGTCAAGACGTTCCTCTCCTTCCTCTTCGGGGCGCCGGAGGGGAGCACGGGCCTCGCGGCGATGGCGGGGACCGGTGGGGCAAGCCTCGTAGGCGGGGCGGGGTCCTCCGGGCTCCTCGGGGGAGTCCTCGGCTCGGTGGGGAAGGCGCTCGGGCTCGTCGCCCCGACGCCAGCACCCACTACGGCATCGGGATCTTCCGGTAGTAGTGGAGGTGGTATTTCTCTTGGCGGTCCGTCCGGGAACTTCCTAAGTTATCTCAGTCAGCCCTCGACGCCCACCTTCTCGATGGACTTGACGCCCTCCATCGACTGGGGGTCCCTAGGAGATTTCGGGCTCTCAGAGATCGCAGCCACAGACTGGGGAGGTGGGTGGGCCTCTGGTGGCCGCATCCCAGGCTCCGGACGCGGGGATATCGTACCCGCGATGCTCGAGCCCGGCGAGTTCGTCGTCCGCCGCTCGGTCGCCGAGGCGATGGGACCAACCCTCGACGCCCTGAACGCCTTCGGCAGGCCGACGGCATCGGGCGGGCGGCTCCTCATGGCGACCGGAGGGCAGGTGGACCTGACGGGGCTCGCCGGGACCTCAATCGAGGACCTCCGGGGGCTCGGGGCGCTCCAGTCCATAGGGTTCCTCCTCCAGCAGCAGATCGCGATTCAGCAGGAGGTCGCCGAGAACACCGGGGCGACGGCGGGCGCGCTCGGGGCGGCGGTCGCCCCCGAGATGACGGCAGGGTTCACGTCGATCACGGGGAGCGGCGGGGCGGCGCGCCCGGTGACGGTCGGCGGCGCGGGGCAGGACGGCGGCGGGATAGGCGCGAGCGAGATCCTCGGCATGCTCGGCGGCGGGGTCGGCCTCGCCCGGTCCGGGTCGAACCTCTTCGCGGGCCTGACGGGGACGACCGGGATGGGGGGCGTCAACGCCCTCCTCTCGGCCCTCACGGGCGGGATCGGGCTCGCCTCCGGCCTCTCGAGCGGGAACGTCCTCCAGGCCACGGGCGGGGGCCTCTCGCTCCTGAGCGCCGCGGCGCGGTTCTCGAGCGTCCAGTCCCTCCTCAACGAGACGTTCGGCTCCTCCCTGATCGGCTCCGGCTCGACGGCGCTCGGGGCGGGCGGCCTGACGAGCTCGGCCCTCGGGATCGCCGGTGGGGGCCTCGGGCTCTACGCGAGCATCTCGAGCATCATAGAGAACGGGGTCTCGACGGGGAACGTCGCAGGCGCTCTCCTGAACGCCTATCAGATCTACTCGGCGGCGGCCCCGATCGTCTCGGCGCTGACCGGGACGGCGCTCCCGACGTTCACGTCCCTCGTGGGAACCGCCTTGACTTCCTCGGGGATAGCCTTTTCGTCGAGTGCCGCCCTTGGAGCAGGCGTCACGGCGACCGGCGGCGCCGTCGGGGTCGGGACGGCCGCCGGGACGATGGGGGCGGGCCTGACGGCGGGGATAATGATGGCCCCACTCGCAGTCGGTATGATTATCAACTCGATACTGGATATGCAGGATGCGGTGCAGGTGCAGAGGCAGATCTCGCAGGCGCAGCAGGACCTCCGGACGGTCATCCCGCAGATCATCGAGCAGATCCCAGCGGTCGCGGACTCGTCGTGGGCGATCATCAACGACCCGGCGTCGACGCCGCAGCAGGTCCGGGCGGCGTATGACAGATCGCACGAAGCCTTCGACCTCTACCGGACCTACTGGAACTACTTCGCCACCGGGTCCGGGGCGTGGGGGAACGTCGAGGTCCCGCAGCTCCTCGAGATCCAGAAGCAGCTCCAGCCATACTCGGCGAAGCTCCAGGGGGGGATGCTTCGTGCGGCCGACCGGCTCGCCTCGACACCATTCGCGGTCTCGGCGAGCGACCCGTTCCTCAATCCCGTGCCTCTGGCAGCGAACCTCTTCGGAGTTCCGGTCCTCAGCGCGGGGGCGGGAGATATAAACATGCAGACGACCCGCCCCGAGGACTACGGGGTGACGGGTTCCCCGTGGGGCCCGGTTCCGAAGGACATCTACGAGCAGATCCTCGCGAACGTCAAGCCGGGGCAGCTCGAGCAGAGCCTCGCGGCCCTCGCGAACCTCTACGGGAGCGGGGTGCCGGACATGTATAAGACGCTCGGGTTCGGAACCGTCGGGACCGCGCTGGACCTCCCGAAGCTCCCGCTCGACGCCCTGAACTTCCTAATAAGCTCTCCGAGGTACACGGCGCAGGAGCGCCTCTGGATGGATACGGCTCACATAGACCCCAGTCCAGGGGGAATGGCAAGCGGGGGCTGGGTCACAGGAGGCATCCCGGGCCTTGACTCCGTCCCGATCCTCGCGATGCCCGGCGAGCCTATCATTCCGGCGGGACCGGCGAAGCGGTACGCCCCGCTCATCAACAAGATGATCGGCGGCGAGGACCTCTCGTCGATCGGGCCGCAGACGGTCCACTACAACGTCTCGATTACCGTCAACGGGCACGACGGCGACCCGCAGGAGCTGGCGCGGGTCCTCGCCCCGAGGCTCCGCGACGAGCTGAAGCGGATCGACCCGCGGTACAGTAGGGCGGGGAGCAAGAGTCAGGTATGAGCGAGATCAAGTCCGGGAAGGCGAGCTTCATGGCGGAGAACATGATCGTCGACAGCGCGACGGGCATCCTCGCCGTGAGCCAGGCGGCCGGGGCGCTCTCGAGGCCGCAGAAGGAGGGGCTCGGCTCGGCCGCCGCGGTCCTGAACGGCGTCTACACCGGGAGCGAGAACCTCGACTACTACGTCGAGATCGAGACGACGGGGGAGATCGGGACCGCGACGTTCAAGTGGTCGGACGACGGCGGGGTGACCTTCGACGCGACCGGGGTCCCGACGTCGACGAGCTTCGTCAACCTCAACAACGGGGTTCAGATCAAGTGGACGCAGGGCGCCGGGAACGACGTCGAGAACGCCGACAACTGGCGGTTCAAGGGCTACCTCCCGTACCACCGGAACAAGGTCCTCGACCGGGAGCGGGACACGGAGTACCGGACGGCGGAGTGGGGGCTGACGGGCCAGGCCCTGACGTTCGACCTCGGGGCGGCGAAGGCGCCGACGGCGCTCGTTATCCTCGACCACAACCTCACGGCGCAGTCGTCGGTGATCCTCCAGGGATCGTCGGCGAGCGACTTTAGCTCTCTAGTCAGCAGCTACGTCGTCCCGTACCAGGCGAGCAGGATCATGTACTTCCTCGGCCCCCCGATCCAGCCTGCCTGGTACTGGCGCGTACAGTTCAGCGATCCGGGGAACACGGATGAGCACATCCGGATGTCGGAGGTCTTCCTCGGCACCTACACGCGGCTCTCCCGCTCGTTCGAGCTAGGGGACATCAGGGGGCGGCAGCGGGTGGGGCAGCGGGACCGCCTCCTCAGCGGGAAGTTCTACGGGGCGATGAACGCGGTCCTCCAGACGTTCGACCTCTCATGGGTCCGCCTCAATCAGACGGACCGAGATCAGCTCGTCGCAGTCTTCGACGCGCTCAACGACCTCGCGAATCGCCGGGCGCTCCCGGTCTTCTTCGCCCCGATGGACACGGACCTCTCGCAGATCCACCTCTGCGAGTGGTCCGATCAGGGCATCGTCGGGAACTCCGAGACCGACGCGCCGGAGCGGTACAGCGTCCCGGTCAGGCTCATCGAGCAGCCCCGGACGCTCGATAGCGGCATCTTAACCACGGGGCTCTGAGGCGCCATGGAACCCCGGAGCAGGTTCTTCCACGACAAGCAGCTTCAGAACCGGAACGTCATTCCGCAGGTCGTGCTCAGGACCGGCTACGGCGACCGCGTCTGGGGGTTCATTGACCCGGCCGTCAACGACCCGATCGGGACGGTGCTCAACTCGAGCGACGTCTTCTTCCTGCAGGATCAGCTCTCGGCGGAGCCGGTCCTGGAGCGGGCGCCGCGACTCGTCTCGCTCTCCCCGCTGACGGAGTCGAATCAGCCCCTCGACCAGGACATCCTCGGGTCGTGGGGGCAGGGGCAGCGCTCGGTCCTGCAGTTCGAGGCGCACAACGACGACGGGGCGATGACCCGCATGGTCGGTGAGGAGTACATCCTGAACAAGGACGTCTACCTCTTCGTCGGCTTCCCGGGACTGCCATGGGACTACAGCCAGCAGCGGTACAAGGGCACGATCAACAGGATCACGCTCACGAAGAACAAGGTGCGGATCGAGGCGGAGACGCTTTGTTAGTTATATGGAACCCGCTGGCCGGACTCGACACCGGCTCCCGTGGCCTTTGGGTCTCGATCGAAGGAGGCGTTCCGGGTTTTGCCGGCGCCATTCCAGACGATCTACGTGTCCTTCCACGCCGCAGCGAGTTCTCGAAGGAGAGTATAGCCTAAAATGACCCAGATAATTTTTCTTTCTCGCGAGGAGCGGGAGCGGTTCGCCGCGTGGTGCGAGCAGGACGCGGCCGGCACGCTCGGGATCGTCGAGCAGATGGCGAAGCTGCCGGGCGGGCCTGCTATGGAGGGCCTCATGAAAAAGAGGAAGACAGAGGCGATGGCGCAGCAGATCGTAGCGAAGATACTCCACTCCATCGAGGATGGATAATGGCTCAGGACCTCCTAGACCGATTTACGCCGCTCCACAATCAGCCGGTCGATCACTCCAACGTCGCGACGCTCGTCCTCCGGTTCGGGCACCGGCAGGTAAAGTTCCCGGAGAGCAAGTCGCGCGCCGCGTACTTCGCGAGCGTCATGTCGTCCCTCTTCAACGCGTCCGGGCTCCTCGTCACGCTCGTCTGGTCGATGCCGACCGCCGCCGCAGGGGTCAAGTGGGAGATCGTCTTCGAGCGGCACGACGGCGGCGTCTTCAACTTCGCGTCGAGCGGGTTCGGGACGATCGTCACCGCGACGGCACCCGCCCCGGCGGGCGCGAACCTCCCGCTCTATACGCAGATCGCGTGCGCGAACGGCCCGCAGACGGACGGCATCCTCGGCCTCGAGAGCTACCGCCTCAGCGTCCGGCGGCGGGGGGATCAGGACGGAGTGGGGCAGGCCGCGTACCTCCACAGCGTCATCGTGCAGAACCTCACCTGATGGCCATCTACTTCCCCGGCCGCGTCGGGATGAAGTACGTCGCCCTCACGCCGCAGTTCCGGTACGACTACGGCCTCGCCGGGGGGCAGGTCGGGGCGGCGATCTGGATCAACCCGGACGACGTCTCATTCAACCAGGAGATCCTAGCGGCGAGCAACTACAACCCGAACTACCTGAACAGCTCCGTCGTCCAGTTCGTCGTCCGGCTCGAGGCCGGGGGAGTCCTCATCGTCATCCATGCCATGAACGTCTTCGGCTTCTGCACCGTTCGGCGCTCGCTCCCCGGCGCGGTCGTCGCGGGGCAGTGGCAGCAGATCACCGTCGTCTGCCTCGCGAGCAACGACATGCGCGTCTTCATCGACGGCGTCGAGATGTCGTACGCCTTCTCCCGGTCCGAGGTCGGCCTCCCGCTCTCGGGCGGCGGGGACGTGCTCTTCGGGACGTACTACCGCGACTCCGGCTGGCCCCGCGGTCCAGACCCCGCGCCGCACACCATGTACTCGGCGTACATCAGGACCATCACAGGAGACCAGACGAACGCGGACCTCGCGAAGCGGTTCACGACGGAGGTGGGGACGTGGTTTCAGGGCGGGCTCGCGTGCGGCGGGTTCTGGCACGCCGGGCTCGTCCAGGCGGACGCCGACGAGCTGGCGGAGAGCCTCGCGGGGGGGACGTCGCCGCTCTTCTACCCGCACTTCTTCAGGAACTCGACGTTTAGCCACGGGCTACTCATGGCCCCGCCGCTCGTCGGGGAAGACGCGATGATGGACTACGACCCGATCGCGCCCGAGTCGCCGGAGTCTCCCGGAGACAGCCCAGCGTTCGACATCATCAGTCCATTCGCGCAGAAGACGGTCCCCGTCGTCGGGGACCCGGGCGTCCTCTCGTGGATGGAGGGGCCCGGGATCATCGAGCCCTGCGAGCCCTACATCGACGGCCCGGGCCCCGCGGTCCCGACGGTTCCGAAGCTCTGCCTCCCCTTCGGCCTCCCGCGCGCTGAGATCTACGAGAATCCCGGGAACCCGGCGGACCTCCTCCCGATCGTCTACGGGAGCTTCCGGCGCGGGGGCCTCGCTGCGGGGCCGGGGCCCATTCCGGCGACGCTCATAGACCGGGGGGAGGACGATCTCGGCCCCTGGGTCTACTGCGCCGCCTTTCACCCGGTCCTCTCCATCGACGTCGTCTACGTCGATAACGTGGCCGTCGTCCCGAGCACCGACTACGGGTGGAACCTCTCAGATAACTTTCAGAACCGCGGGACGATCGCGACGATCACCTTCCCGACGCAGCCGCTCGGGAGGGTCACGTGGCGGGGGCTCGGGATCTACGACCGGACGGGTACGACGCTCATGGAGAACTGCCTCGATCAGGTCGTCCACCTCCTCACGACGTGGGGGAACTTTACCCTCGCCGAGGACTTCGACCTCACGGCCCTCGCCGAGGCGACGTCGGCGGTCACGCGGCTCGGGTATAAGACAGCCTTCGTTGTCTTCTCGGAGGCCGTCACCCAGGACTGGCTCACGGAGATGCTCTTCAACGTCATGGGGTACTGGCGCGTCAACGGGCGGGAGCAGATGGAGTTCCACGTCGACGACGGCTACTCGACGCTGGCCGCGTCCGACCTCGCCGCCGAGGTCCTCGCCGCCCGCGACTGCCTCGACGGCGACGACGGGGTGAGCTTCACGCTCGACCGGCAGAACCTCGTCAACGACCTCACCGCCCTCTACATCTACTCCTACACCGTCAACGAGGCGACCTCGCTCCTCTCGGGGCTTACCGACCGGGCGTCGATCGACGCCTATGGGGAGATGAAGAAGTCCGTCGTCCTCAGGGGGCTCCGGCGCATCGACAACGTCAGGACGTGGGCCGCGATCCTCCTCATGCGCCAGTCCGCCCGGCGGCGCGTCGAGGGCGGCCTCCTCGCGTTCACGCTCCTCGGGGGGCGCTTCGCGCACCTGACGATCGGCGACCTGATCACCCTCTCCTGGCCCTACGGCCCCCGCCTCGGCGAGGGGGTGCCCTACGAGGGCGAGGTCCTCCGCGTCGCGAACCTCACGATCGACCCGAGCCGCGGTGGGGCGATGGCGATTCTGGCCGTCGACCTCGGGATGCGCATGATCGGCGGCGCGGCGGCGATCCCGGACCTCCCCGCGCTCCCCTCGGACCCATCGCCCGAGGAGACGCCGGAGCCGACGTTTCCGAACATCTCCCCGATCGGCTCGCCGCCGCCGGGCCCGGCACCCTCGCCGCCCCCCTCGCCGCCGCCCCCCTCGCCCCCCGGGCCGACGGCGCCCCCGGCGCCGCTCATCACGGGGTTCCCGGGGAACCCGACGGCCCGGACGAGCGCGACGTTCACCTTCACGGACGGCGAGGCCGGGGTCAGCTACGTCGCGCAGCTCGACGGCGGGGGGTTCGTCCCCGTCACGAGTCCGGTAACGTACGACGGCCTGAGCGTCGGGAGCCACAGCTTCGGCGTCAAGGCGCAGAACGCCTCGGGGCTGCTGAGTCCGGCGACGACGTTCGCGTGGACGATCGACACGCTCGTCCACGACGCCCCGACGCGATTCGCGTGGAGCACGGTTCCCCCGTATCAGTTCAAGACGACGGAGGTCGCGATGGGGGTGCGCCTCCGGGCCCTAGACGCCGCCGACGCCGTCGCGACGGACTACACCGGGAGCGCCGTCCTCACGCTCGCGCTCGACGGGCCGGGAGACCCGGCGGAGTACTCGGTGGTGAAGGTCTACGTCTCGAATCCACTGAGCTCCTCCATGACGCTCTTCGGCACGAACACGACGCCCCCCTTCGTCAACGGAATCTGCTCCGGGATCTTCCTCGTCCTCGCGGGCCCGGACGACGTCCAGGCGCACCTCGTCGCGACGGACGGGGCCGTAGTCGGATCGAGCAACACGTTCGGCATCAGTCAGATCGCGCCGCCGCCCCCTCCCACCCCAGGTCCCGGGGTTGACCCCTCGCCGGAGGGGGCGCCGCCCTACGATCTCGTGCTCAGTACGACGAACGAGGCGCTCGACTCGGGGACGTTCATCTGCTACCTCCCGGGCACGACCATCAGCATTCACCTCTTCATCGCCGCGCAGAGCGGGACCACGCGGCACGACATCGGGAGGCACATTCAGATCAACGGCGGTCAGGACGGCGACGCCATCATCGTGGCCGCCCCCGCCGGCAACAACATAGTCACGGTCACCGTGATCGTCCCGTTTACAGCCGTGACGAGCCCGACCTTCACCCACCGCTACCCGGCGGGGACGTGGACGGTAGTCTGATGGCATCTCCTGCCATACTGAGCTATACTAAACGCGAGCGACCCCCTAAAGGAGGGAGCCATTGAGCAATGCACTATCGTCCTCGGTAGCACTCGAGAGAACAGAACCGTCCAGCTCCTCTCTTTGGATAGATAAGGAACTCTTGACGACAGTGCTCGCAGAGTCTTTTTACAGCCCGCAGCTTCCGACTCCCGGCTATTATAAAGAGTTCTCCGTCTCTAATCAGAGTAGGATGATGCCGTCGAGTATTACATCTATGACACGATGCTACGAGGTTCTTCGGTTGATTATCTCTACCATGATTATTCAGGTGATCGACTTCAAGCAAGCCGTATTCCCATGTCAATTTCTTTCTACACCAATAACACGGATGGGTTCCGGGGCCTATCTTGTCGAAGAGGACCAGACGGTGCTCCAGAAGACGGCCAGTAGAATCCGCTAGCGGATGCCCGAAACAGTAGATCATGAGATAACGTCCGGGCTTCTTAGCTCTTGGTCTAGGTGGATTATATTGCCATTGCCACTTGATATGACACGATATAGAGCAGAATTTTCCGGTCCCTCGCTTCAACCTACTCGGGGAGGCGTGCCAGACAAACGTCTTCTTGCAGTATCGGCAGCGACGAGCGAGTCTCTTTCCGCCTCGAGGCTGCTTCGTACTGCACTTCAACGAACAGTACTTCGCCTCTCCACTTCTTACTCTATTCGCTTTGGCCATGAATAGCTTCTTACACTCTAGGCAGGTCCTTTGTAGTAGCATATCGGGAGTATATCATAACTATCTCCCGTTAGAAAGGATAAGGTAAGCTAGATTGGCAAACTCATTGTTCGACTCTGGACGGCAAGCCTTCCTCGAAGGCGCGATCGCGATTCTTACCGTCGACATTAAGTTGGTCTTCGTCGACCATGGGGCCGACACGCCGGTTCCCGCGACCGACGACTTCCTCGACGACATCGACGCGGGGGCGCGGATCGCGACGAGCGGGAACTTCGCGAGCAAGACGAGCACGGCGGGGGTCTTCGACGCCGCCGACGTCGTGGTCTCGAGCGTCTCAGGGGCGCAGTTCGAGTCGGTCGTCATCTACAACGACACCCCCGCGGCGGAGTCCGGGAAGCACCTCATCGCCTTCATCGACACGGCGACCGGCCTCCCCTTCACGCCGACGGGGAACAATGTAACAGTCGCTTGGGATAATGGTTCTAACAAGATTTTTAAGCTTTAGCACTATAATCCCAGGCAACGATTTTCTTGTTTACATTAGACGGAGGTCGTGGTAGCGTATGGGATCAAGGAGGACGATCCCTATGCTCAAAGTTTGTCCAACGTGTCGGAAGCGTTTTACACCTCGGAGTAATCATGGAAAGTTCTGCTCCCCGGAGTGCAAGAAAGGTCGATGGCGGCGAACCTGCGAGTACTGTCACCTGGAGTTTATCGCCTTCAAGGGTTCAGCTGGACGATTCTGTTCCCGAAAGTGTTTCTATCGTTCTCCGAGAACCGAGATCTCAGAGAAAATGTGTCAGTACTGTAAAAAAATATTTCACCCGAAATCAAATAGTCAGTCGTTCTGTTCCGTCGCCTGCCACAATAAGTCGATGCGAGTTCCGAGGCCGTATATACTCTGCGAGACATGCTCAAAGCCCCTCGATCCAAAGATGCCCCCTCGAGTTCGGTTCTGCTCTCGACGGTGCTATTTCAAGAGTGGGACGAGATCGGATATGGCCTTACCTATTGGAACGCGGCGAAAGAATAGGGCTGGTTACATCTCAATCAAGATCGGTCGGAAAGAGAATAATAGAAACTCGAACTGGGTTTCCGAACACCGCTACGTCATGGCGAAGAAGCTCGGCCGCCCGCTCAAGAAATACGAGCAAGTACATCATAAGAATGGGAATCGGGGGGATAACAAAGAGGAAAATCTCGAACTCTGGTCTCTCCTACAACACGGAAGGAGAAAGAGTCCATCTGGAGTACGACTTAGAGATATTCACTGCCCCGGCTGCCGATGCTTCGAGACCCCAGAGCGGAGAGATAGGCTATACTCTCCCGTAGGGCGACGAGCTACTCACGCGAGCTAGAGGAGGACGAGAGAGAATGTTTACCATAGGGCAGACCTGCATCTACCTTCCAAACGGCGCGGTCTCCACGGTGCTCCGCGTCTACCCCGACCGGCACCGGGCGAGGATACAGATAACCGAGACGGGGCGCGAGATCGACGAGGTAGCGTGGCACGACCTCTCGGTCCGGGAGGTCGTCGCGGTCCCGAAGGTCGTTGGAGACGACGTGCTCCCGGTAGTGACGGCGAAGGTGGAGGTAAAAGCAGACGTAGAGAAGCGGGACTACCTGAGGTCCTGGAACCGGCGCGTCGACGAAGAGGGGGGTGTCGAATGAAGGATCGCGTCGAGGCGAGGTTCTTCCGGCTCGACGATCACGTCCTCGTCGACCTCGGGCGACCGATCCGCATCCTCAACTTCGACCACGAGACGTGCTTCGCGTGGGCGCGGGCCCTCATCAAGCTCGGGGAGCAGGCGCAGCGCGTGGGGGCGGGGCACGCCCGGATGAGCCGGGTGGAGGTCGAGCGGTTCGAGGAGTCCGTGGTCTCGCCGCGTCACAGGGTCGTCGGGAGCTAGGTCCGGGATATGCCGAGGAGCCTCCTCACGGATAAGGTGGCGTACAAGATCGCCAAGCACGTCGAGGCGGGGAACCGCTTCTACATCGCCTGCGCGATGGAGCACATCGCGGAGGACACCGGACGGAACTGGCTCTCCGAGGGCCGGAAGTGGCCGAACACCCCCCAGGGGAGGTTCGCGAAGGCCGTGGAGCGGGCGGGGGCGAAGGCGGAGCTCAGGGCGCAGTCCAGGATACAGAGGGGGATCAAGCAGAGCTGGGTCGCCGCCGCGTGGTGGCTCACGCACGGCCCGTCGAAGCTCGGCTGGGCGGCGAAGGAGCCCGGCGGCGCGTCGGCGAGGGTCAACATCAACATCGGGGATCAGATACGAGGGAAGATCTCCGGGATGTCGGGGCACGTCCTCGAGGCAGAGTACACGCGGCTCGACCAGAACGTGAGGATGCTCGGAGACGGCGGAGGCCCCCCTGTCGACTGAGACAGCCGACCGGAAGGTCCTGGAGGAGCGGTACGTCAGGCACGTCGAGAGCCTCGTCGGCCTGGCGCGCTCCGGGAGCCTCGACGCCTTCGGGGCGCTCGTCATCAAGGACCAGGACGGGACGCCGATCGAGCTGGCGCCGATTCACAAGTCCTGGTCCTCGTTCGTCCCCTGGTGCTGGAAGAACGGTCTCTACGCGGGCATCCTCGCCCCGTGGCGGCACGGGAAGACGACGCTCTGCACGATCCGCCTCGCCCTCTGGGAGATCGGCCGGAACCCCGACGTCCGCGTCCGGATCATCTGCGCCGACGACGACGAGGCCATCCTCCGCGTCGCGGCGGTCCGGCGCTACCTGGAGTCGCCGGAGTACAGGTGGATCTTCCCGCACGTCGAGCCCGGGCGCCAGGGGGACTGGTCGAAGCACCGCCTCTTCGTCAACCGCTCCTCGCCGGGCCCGGACCCGACGCTCGAGGCGGCGGGGATATTCACGGGTGAGGCCGGGGGCGGGAACGACCTCATCCTCCTCGACGACATCGTCACGTACCAGAACGCGATCCTCCGGCCGTCGCTCAGGAACCAGGTCTTCGACGTCCTGAGCGCCGTCTGGCTCCGACGGGTCGAGCCTGACACGCGGATCGCGTCGGTGGGGACGACGTGGCACGTGGACGACGCCTATCAGAGGCTCCGGAAGCAGGCTGGGAGGTGGCGCTGGCTCATCCAGGGGATCGCGGACGACTTCGAGCGGATCGACTGTCACGTCGAATAGCAGAGGAGGGAATGATGGAGCTGGAGCTCAAGGTGGGGATGGGGATAGGGTGGGAGCACCCTCAGATGCAAGAGGGGGAGGTACTCATCGGTACCGTCGCCGCGATCGACCTGGTCGCGCGGACCGTGGACCTGGAGTTCCCGGACGGGAGCGCGCGGGGGAAGATCCCCTGGGAGCAGCTCGGGCGCCAGCGCCGCTCGGAGTTCTCCCCTGCCATCGACGTCATCGGGCCTCGTGGAATAGACTCCGAGGAGAGGATGGGGAGGTTCTGATGGATACTTCTATACTATTGGAGAGAGATATAATCTCCTGCCTCACGTGCGGACTATCGCACGCCCTCCCGGAGGAGGTGCGGCAGAACATCGCATCGGCGCAGGGATTCTCCGAGCGCCATCAGGGGCATCAGCTTACCCTCGGCCGCCTCGCCTCACCGGGACTCTATGCACAGTACGGGATGCCGTGGAACAGCGACGTGAAGCTGGCACTACAGGCCCTGCAGACGATGACGGTGACGAACCTCCACTCCCTCGCGAACTCGGCGACCGGGGGGTGGCAGTCCGACGTCGTCGACAACACGTCGAACCTCTTCCTCGACGCATGGCTTCAGGTCGTCCTAGACTTCGCGAACACCGCCCCGGCAAACTCGAAGGCTGCGATCATCCTCGGGTACAGCGGGATCGAGTCGGGGAAGTACAGCAACCCGGCGAGTGGGTCTGAAGGCACTATCACTCTCGTGAACATAGACACCAGCGCGCAGAACCTCAAGCTCATAGATCTCATGCCCTACACGACTACGGATGAGGTAGTCGAGTCCTCGGCAATGAGTGTCACCCCTACATTCGGCGGAATACTTCCGCCGTACTGGGGTATCGTAATCATGAACCGCTCCGGGGCCGCCCTCGCCTCTAGCGGGAACACCGTCAAGTACCGCGGCATCTACGCGACCGTTATCTAGGGTGTAATGTTTGGCCCTCGCTCTGGTCGTTGGGTCCAGAAGCCCCCGGTAGGAGTCCGCGCTAACCGGAGCCTCCCGTACGGTGTCCTCGGGGTCTGGACTATGAACGAGGCGCTCGAGATCCACAACCTCGTGCGCAGCGCATTCACACAGGGGTCTGGCAGCAGGACGGGCGGCTTCGGCAGTAATGGGACGTACCTCGCGCACACATCGACGCTCGACCGCGCGAACCTCTTCGAGGCGGGGGACGCGGTGGCGTGGGTCCCGACGCAGGAAATTACGATCTGCCTCGGCTACGAGAAGCGCGACGCAACGCTCAGGGGCGCTGGGGCGTTTGGAGTGGGTAACAATACTAATGCAGAGCGCTGCCAGGCGCTCATCCCATTTACTGATGGAACAGTATACTGGGACTTCGGGGGGGTCACCGAGGACGCGACGCGCGAGAGTGTTGCCGGACTAACAACAAGTGGCTATCACTCCTGGGGATTTACGTCCGGGCCTCGTGGTATGGAGATCTGGCAGGATGGACTCATTCGGTCGTCGAACTCCGCGAACCCGACGCGATCGAGCAGTGCGGTGGCGTACCAGCTAGGGCACGCGGTCTCTGTAAATAGCGACCTGGCAAACTACTACTGGGTCTTTATGCACCGGACCCAGCTGCCGTTTGAACTCCTCCGGCGAGTCCTCCTCGATCCATATAATACGATCCTCGCCCCACCGGTCCCGCGACGCAGAGTCTTTCCGTGGAAATCGTCTGTCCCTACTATAATTTCCCCGAGTGGCATCGCGTCCGTAGAGGCGTTCGGGAGCCACCGGGTCGGCGATATGACGGTCCCGTCCATCACCTCCGCCGAGGTGTTCGGGACCGCCACGCTAATAGCCGGGGACATCGCCCCGGCGGGGATAGAGTCCGAGGAGTTGGTAAGCGACGGTGAGATTATTGATACCCCCGGGGCGGCGGGAACGATCACGCTGACCACTGGGATCGCGTCCGGCGAGGGGTTCGGGACGGCGGAGCTGACGGACGTCGCAACCATCTACCCGACGGGCATCCCGTCGAGCTTTGCAGTGGACCTACACTCAGTGGGGGTAGCCGTGGGCACGATCGCACCGTTCGGGATTCGCTCCGAGGAGCACTTCGCCGACGTCAGCCGCACGGTCCTCGGCGTCCCGATCAGCGGGACGACGGTCTACGAGCTCCGGAACCCGCCGCCCCCGGCGGCCGGGACGGTCACGACGAAGCGGCTCTGCTCCCCCCTCGAGCTGATCCGCGCCGAGCGGTACGCGGGGAGCCCGAACCCGGCGTTCATCCTCCCAGACGTCTACGGCGACTTCCGGGTCGGCGGGCTCCGGGGGCCGATCCCGGCGGTCCTCGTCACGCAGTCCTCGCCGTGGGTCTTCATCGCCGCCGCGCACCCGGTGAAGGAGATCACGAACGTCTACGTCGACGACGTCGAGGCGACGAGCGGCTTCGTGACGATCCCGGCCATCGCTCTCGGG